AGTTACCCGTCAATTGGGAGTTGTCTTGTTAGTTAATTAAGAGAAAAACCCGAAAGACAAATAAGGGTTTTTAAAATGTTAGTAAAAAGGTTAAGTATATATTTTAAAACATTTCTTAATTATTTCATCCAAACAGAGGCCTCACGTGGGGATATCCATATTTGGATGACATCGTTATTAACATGTGATGCTCCATGTATATTTTACGCAACTGGCGTTTCTGTAACCGCAGTTGGGCTAAAAGAATTGGTTGTAAAACCTGTATTTGATGCTAAGGAAATAACAAAAGCACCTATACGTGTACCAGTAGAGGCATTGTACAAGGCAATGCTATAATTACCATTTGGTGCCAATTCAATTATCAAACGAACTAAGGTTCCTTTATTAACAATGATAAGAGGAACATTGTCCGATGTTGAATTTGTTCCAATGGTAAGCAAAACGGGAACTTTTAAAGTAAAATCTGTCCCTGACACTATATAATTATTGCTAAGTGCTGGTATAATAATCCGACGTGGATTGGAAGAAGTATCCAAAGTAACTGTCTCACTTTCAAATTTAGAACAAGGATCTGGTACTGATTGGAGTGTACCAGAGTTAGGAGAAACAATAGTATATTTAGACCAAAGTTCCGTAATTGTATTATTTGCATTAATGGTTCTATTTGAAAACACATATAATCCTCCTGTTGGAATACTATAAGGAGCAAGTAAAACTTGTAAATGACTTCCTGATGTAGACCAAGCCATTGTATAAGTGTTTTCGGGTAAAGCATAAATTTCAGAGTTATCTGTAGAAACTGCTAACATCTGATTAGGTAAATAAAACAATGTACCACTTGGATTCACGCCAAAAGTATAGGCAGAACCAAAAAGACCATTAGCAGAGTTACCCACGCGTGTGACAGGTTCATTGTTGTAAATAACATTGAAGATTTGAAAGCTACTAGATCCAGGTACATCTTCATATGGAATGAAATGCACTTGAGGAGGACCAAGTAAATATTGGAAACGAAAATCATCACTACAAGCGCGATAAATTGTTGGTTGAATATTTGCAATACTACCAGTGATAGCAGTGGCTGCTCCAGAAGTGTAAAAAGTAATTAAAGGAAATGGATAATTACTTTCTTCAACTAAATCTTGTGTTTGTTCTTGAACTAACACTGGAGCAACGTGTGAAGCTGAATAATATGGGACCTCAACGTCTATCAAGCCTTCAAGAGATGGTTTAATAACTTGTGTTGCAAAAGGTGAATATAACAACTGTTTAGGAACAGCAGATAAAACACGTGTCGAAACACGAGGTATTTCACCTGTTGGATAAAAAGATCCTAATGAGGTTCTCATTTTAACTATATAAGTTAAAGCTGAATATGAACCTGCTGAACCAGCATCAATAGAAATACGCATACCACCTCTATAAAAACCATATAAATAAGAAAAATAGTCGATATAATCAAAAGTAAAAGCTGTATTGAATGTGGATGCAGTTCGAGGTGTTTGGAAATCAAAAGGTGCAATATCATAAACTGTATTTGCTGTTACCGTAGCAGGTGCAGTATAATAAGTACCAAATCGTCCCAACAAACTCTTGATACTTGAAATACTCTCTCCTACACAAAGAGCAGCTGACAACATATCCATTTTAGGTTTAGCAGAACCTATTAAATCATCACTTGTCTTAATAGCTTCTTCTCGATCATGTCTCTCATCCATAGAAATACCTTGGGTGTTTACATGCCAAACACGTTCAGATGTAGCTCGAGTTTCTGTATAGGGATAGATATTTGGTGCTGTGGGCATTTGTAAGTCAATATCATCACCAGCAGCAACTAAAACCATAATATCAAATTGTTGTACTACTGCTTCTGGTGCGCGAACAGGTACGAAAACATCAACTATAATACATCCAGTAGAATAATTATATGGTTTAACGGTTTGTTGATTAACGGAAAATTCATTAATTACATTAAGATATTCACGAGTTGAAACATAAGGCGCAGTAAAAGAAAACTCAGTTAGATCACGTAAATCATAAGTTTCTTGATAACAACGATCTAAATTGATATTTGATGGAATTGCATTTGGGTTTGGAAAAGGAGAATATAAACCAGGCACATAAGTTACTCTTAATGTTCCTGAATGAAAACCCGTCTTAGCACAAATGAAAG